GACAATAATGCCTTCCATGGTATTGCCAAGAACATTTTTACCTCTTAGTTTGGGACTGGTCAAAATTGTTTGACTGAGCTTTTCTCTAGCAGCATCAAGTTTGTCTTTGTTTGCAACACGATTTTTGGGATCAAGGTCCGCAACCGGCTCAACTATTTTCTCGACATCCAATCCAGAATGTTCCAGTTGGTTGTTGATTATTTTTACATCACTTGTGCTGGCGTCCGTCAACTGCTTTTTGATTTCTGCGGATTGCTGTTCAGGTAGTTCAGTGCCTGTGCTGAACTTTTTAAAAGCAAATGGCACCAAGGTCATAACCTTACCAAGTTCCTTGGGATCGTAACTGATATTAACAAACTTTAAACCATCCTCAGTTTGCTGGGCCATGGGCCTATATAACATTTCCGCTTGAACCAATGTGTTAACTGGAACTTTCTTGATAAAGTCACTGCCAGTAATGATTTTCAAAACTTGATCGTAGTTGCGTGCTCGAGCTTGTTGTTCTTGATTTTGACCTTGTTCTTTTGCATATTTAGAGAAAAATCCTTGGTCCTCGGCATATATTGGTCGATCCACCCTGCTAGTCATAAAAAATGGTTGGCCTTTTTGATCTCTACCAAAACGTATGCCAGCCCCGTCAACTTTCAAGTTAATAGGCACATCATCCAAGTTGCCACCAAGTTGAGCTATTTCCTGACAAAGTTTAATAAAATCTGCGTCCTTCATCTCCATGCTGCTGGCACGGCCGTCAGGCAGTCTACTGTAAATGTGTTGAACACCTTTTCTAGCAAAACTAGGTGTATCTTGAGCTTCTTGTATTATGCCTTTTTCTTTTTGTCTGCTACGAAACTTGCTTTCGTAATCTATTGCCATGTTTACAGCTTGCTGACGCAGTTGAGTTGAATTTGGCACTTTAAGTGGTTTGTGGTCTTTGGTTCCCAAAAGCATGATGTCAATAGCAGCGAACTTGGTATCGCGGTCACGTTGCGGATCGTCTTTTGTGATCATTTGTGCCCCAGCACCAAACAAAATATCATAAAACGCTTCGACTACAGCACGGTTTTGTTCGGGTTTTAGATACTTGTTCATAAGTTGAATTGTGCCAACAAAACTACCTTGCAGTTTTCTATCAGCTTCCGTGCGTTTACGTCCAAACATCAGTTCAAACTGCTGATCAAGGTTTTGCACATAATGTCTATCTGCTGTTTCAATATATTGCATTATGGGAATATTCTTTTTGGTGGCAGGCTCACCTGTTTGAGGATCAAGGTAAGGACGGTATTTCAAACTAAGGCCACCACCTTGAGCACTGGTCACAGCAAAACTATAGTTGCTGTCTTGAACAGGCTCATCACTTATTTTAACGCCACGTTTTTGAACTTTTGCAACATACTTTTTGGTTTGATGTGCTTGCACTAGGGCGCGATTTATATACTTGTGGAATACACCTTTAATGCCTACTTCCATGTCGTCATAATGGCTGCTGTGACTGTAAGCAAACCATTCAGTGGGCTTTTTAGTTTTGGTATCATAAGGACCCAGCTCGTAGTCCACCTGCACACGCACAACAGGATCATCTAGCAACCAAATACTGCTTAAGGAACTGTTGAATCCCAAAAGCACACCGTTTCCAACTTTTTGCCCTATGATACTTTCCAACCAAGTGGCTAATTCCTCACCAAGATTTTGATCAACTTGGGTATCAATATCACCAACTTTGGTTTTTTTCAGTTTGTTTAGGAAATCTTCAGTGTTAATTTTTTTGATATTGAAAAAATGCACACTGCTTCCACTAAACATGTCTCCACTTGTCAGCAAACTGGGTGCCCAAATATACTTGCCTGTGGCTTCGCGAAAGCTTTTATTTTGAGCAGCAAACAACTTTCTCAGTTGTTTGACCATGAAATCTCTATTATGCAGTTTGAGATCAATTTCTTGCGCGGCTTGATCTTGCGCACCTTTCCAACCAGGACTTTTGCTGCTTACATTGCCGCCTTCCATCAAATAAGGCAGTGGACTATATAAAATTTCAGATATGAGCATAAGGGCCTCGTAAAAATACCCAGTATTTAGTATTTTACGAGGCTATTTGTGGCTAAAAGAATAAACTTGATGTGACAGTTTGAGGACGCGGAAACTCTAGGAAAAACTTTTCTGTAACCAGCACTTGATTGTCCAGTAGTTGATAAACTCTATTACTTTTGGACGGTTGATACCGTTGACCATCTTGAACATAGGGCAATAAGTCAGGTACTTTGGCCGCTGGTGCTGGAGCCCATGGAACATTATCCTGCCATGTTATTGTTCCCGACATACGGTCTAACTGTTGTTGCCATATTTGATTCAAGTTTATGTTTCGGAAGTTGTGGTTGTGTGCACGCCAGGTGGGCACAGCCAGCAGGTCGTTTACTCGTGACAAAATTACATCACTAGCCAAGTTACTGATTTGCACATGTTGCTTGTGTGATATCACATGTTGGCTGGCACTGATACATGTGTAACCATGTTCTGTCAACCACTGTATAGCTTCATGACTGCGTGCAAGTTCATCAGGCGTTTTGTGATTGCACTCAAAAAATATCCAAGGTTGATCACGCTCAAGAAGCTGCGTGGCCCCTTGCAATACTGCCAGTTCATGACCTTCCACGTCAATTTTCATAAGTTTAACAGGATCCAGTGTTAAACTGTCAAGGTTCACAATAGGCACTTGGCGATTACCTTGTCCCTGTTGGACAACATGGCTGGTGCCTGTTTGTGTTTTATTCCATGCAAACTCTACAACACCTGAAGTTTCACCTACAGCAGTGTTATGCAACTTCCATGCAACCTCAGTTGCATGATATGTCCTAGTAATAGATTCACAGTTTTCTTGTATGGGTTCAAACATTTCTGTGGAAGTAACAAACCCTTGAGATAAAAACTCCCAACTGGCTACACCATAGTTTGCACCTACATCTAGCAAATGACCTGGACCGTGGAGGCCCAGTTCTTGCCATACTGGCCACCATTTGCGAAACAACCAGTTGTCATTTTGCAAACGTAGCTTGCTGCTCCAAAAGTCTTGTTTGGTCATATGAAGCTCAAGTCCATTAAATGGCAAAACTTCAGTTTTCAAATCAGCTAGGCGTTGCATGGGACCTCTTTAATACTATGTTATTCTTGCACATGATTTCACAGTTGTCAAAACATTTTCTCAACTCTAGCTTTTTATGATTTAGAACAGTAAATATAGTTATGGCATCAAATACACATGACCCTTTTGTTTCACAAATTCAACACTTGTTAAGCTCGCATGCGCCTGACGGCATAGCTACACGAGTAAAAAGCAACAAGGACCTAGCACTCGCTGTAACAGCATGGACCGCAAGCGCATCATGTTCCAACTGGAGTGAAAAAATCTATTGTTATGTGAATGGTTTGGAACACCCACCTCTGTGTGCATGTGGTCAAGCTTTAACATTTGTCAGCATAAAAACAGGCTATCGCGAGTTCTGTTCACGATCATGTGATCATGCTAAATCAGCAGCAACTCAACGCAGAATCGCCAAAATGAAAAGTCAAGGCGGGGTAGGACTAGCCAATCCCAATACCAAAGCCAAAGCTAGAAAAACATTACAACAAATATATGGTGATGATATCATCAATCCCAGCCAAATATTAGAAAATCGAGCAAAGTTAAAAATCAACAATCCAATGCACTGCCAAGTTACCAAAGATAAAATTAAGCAAACTACATTACTGAAATATGGCGTTGATAACGTTGCCAAGCTACATTATTCACCTAAAACTATTGAAATCTTAAATGATAAAGAATTGTTAAAAGAACTATTTCTAAGTATGCCTACTTCTGATATTTCATCTAAACTAGGTGTAAGTGATGGTGTTATATTTAAACAACTATATAGATTTGAACTTAGAAAGCCTCATCAGTCATCTCCAGAGTTACAACTAAGAGAATACCTAACATCATTGGGCTGTGATGATTTTAAAAAAGATAGGAAAATACTAAAAGGCAAGGAACTGGATTTCTATAGTGCTTCATTAAATGTTGCAATAGAATATTGCGGATTATATTATCATTCAGAATCTGTCTACCTAAATAGGAAATACCATAGGGAAAAGTATTTACAATGTAAAGAAGCTGGTATAAAATTAGTTACTATATTTGAAAATGAATGGATACACCGACCAAATATAGTTCTGTCGCGCATTAAACATCTCGTTAAAAGATCTGAAACTGGTATCGGTGCTAGGAAGTTAGCAATAAAAGAAATTGATACAAACATCGCTAAGCAGTTTCTAGAGGTGTTTCACATTGACGGATATGCAAATACATCAACAAAATTTGGTGCTTTTTATCGTGATGAACTAGTCGCTGTTATGACATTTGGTAAAAATAATCGAGTTAATTCTGCAAAGCTTTTACAAGAGTGGGAAATGGTTAGATTCGCAACTAACGGTAAAAACTATCCAGGTGTTGCTGGTAAACTATTTTCAACATTTATCAAAAGTTATAATCCCACTAGTATTCTAAGTTACAGTAATCTACGATACGGAGAAGGCGATTATTTAAAATATCTAGGTTTTATTCGAAATAAAGATACCAGCGTGGGATATTGGTACTTTAAAAATAATGAATATAAATTATATCATCGTTCGAACTTTACCAAGGACAATATCTTAAGGAAGTTTCCTATGATTGATTTTACTGCTGTTACAGACGAATATTCCATGGCCAAGCTTGCAGGATTAGATCGGATATGGGATTGTGGCAATGCAGTATGGGCATGGAACAAAAAATAACACTTGCATAAAGATTTATGTACAAAAAAATCCGGGATTTCTCCCGGATTTTTTATTGTTCACAACAAGCAGGATACTTGCTGAGTAACTTAAATAAACTTCAAGTTAGCTGTGTTAATGGAAATACCAGCCAAGTAGTCAGCAGCATTGCCAAGGCTTGATGCTGTGTTGCTGAGTTCCAAATAGCCGTAACGTGACATAAAGCTCACAACTGGTTCAAAAGTTGTGGGGTCAATGATCACACCACTGCTTGTTAGAGGAACGTATGGGCAATAATATGCCGCCGCGTCGATTTCGCCAGGGCCTTTGTAACCAACCAATACGTTTGTGTCGTCAGCAGCATATTGGTCAACATACACGCGCATGGTGTTGTTCAAAGTGCCAACGAACTTGGTGTTGGTTGGTGCTTCAAATGTACCTTCGGTTGTACGAGCAAAAGCTGAAGTTGTTGCGCTTTGCAGGATTGTCAAAGCTGTGGGGCTTACCACAACCCAGTTACCAGCACCACGACGTGTGCGGGCAGCAATCAAGTTTGCACCACGGTTGATCAACACTGCTAGAGCAGCATGTTCGTCACCAACGTATGTTGCAGTACCGCTTACAGCACCTTGGTCATAAGTTAGTGTTGTGCCAGCCAATGTACGCAAGCTGGTCAAGATTTCTTGGTCAATTTCAGCTGTGATTTCTTGAGCCAAAGCAGCCATGATTTCTGCTTCGATGTCAATGCCTTGTTGGGCTTGTGCATCTTGAGCAGCTTCAAAGGTCCAGCGAGCTGACAACTTGCGTGTCTTGGCTTCCACTGTTTCCTTCAAGATTTGGATGTTCAGTCTCTTGCCAGCTGTACCTTCTAGCACGCTGGTTGGTGCAGCGCGAGGAGTTGTGCTGTTGCCATTACCGCTGTAGAAGCGTGCAATGTCGAATGGGCTGAGAGCTTCAGTTCCAGCTGCTACTGCATTTGGTGTACCAAATGTATCAGCATAACGCACACGCAGGGTGTGGATTTGGCCCACAGGACCAGTCATGGGCTGTACGCCAATGATTTCGTTAGCAATAACAGTTGGCATTACACGACGGATAACAGGCAAAATAACCTTGTTCAGGGTTGCGATGTTACCGGCGCTTGTGCTACCGGGACTGGCAGTCTCAAACAAGATGCCACTCATTTTGTTTAGTTCACGCTTGGTGTTGTCAAGGACTACGTCCATGACTTTTTTACGGTTACCACTGAGACCTTCGCATAGGGCCTGTTTTGTAGCTGCCCAGTGTGTCTCAAAGAGATTTTTACTCATTTTATTAGTTCTCCTTATTCTCTATGAATACCTGCCAGATACAGAATTTGGCCCAGGTCAGCCTGAGTTTCTTCTGATACTGATTCTGCAAGTTTATTGGTTCTGTTGCCTGTTACCACTGCTCGCTTTTCTTGTGTTTGTGATTCAGCAAGGGCTTGTTTGCCACGACCAGCAGGAGCAACATTACCCTGCATGACAGTGGGTAGATATCTGTTGAATGCTTCGCGCAGGTTTTGTGTGCGGATGCCTTTCAACAAATCTTCCATCACTGCTCGTTTTTCACGGCCCAATGGGGCTGTGATTTCCTGCAGGATTACCATGCGCTGGGCACGGTCTTCAGCAGTTTTTATGCGAGCTTGTGCATCTTCCACCAAACGAGTCTGAGCTTGTTTTTGACGGTCTACATGACGTAGAGCCGTGTCTAAACGACCGTTGGTTTCAGTAAGTTGACGAGTCAGCTTGCGAACTTCGCTATGTTCAGCTAGATAGCTGTTCATATACTCTGCTGCATATGCTTCAAATATCTTGCGTCCAAAGTTGTTTTCTCTTGCAACTTTGATGTCATCACGCCATTGACTGAGTTCTTCACGAATTACAGTGTTTAGAGTGCCTTCAACAAGATTTTTGGCTCGATTAATGAATTGCGCGCGAGTTTCTTCAATACGTTGACGTCCTTGCTGTGCAAGCTTGACACGTTGTTCTACAAGTGCCTTCTTGTCAGCATGGAATTCAGCTATTTCCTCGCTTAGTTGTTTGAGAATGAATTCTTCCAGTTTGCGAACACGTTGACTGTATTCCAAGCTGGTGTTTTCACGAATATTCTCAAGTTCTTTTGCCATTTGGTGACGTTGAACTTTTAGTTGACGACGATCTTTTACAAATTCCGTCAGCTCTTCATTGAGTTGACGTGCAACAAATGCATTAATAGCCTTCATGTGCTCACGCAAACGAGCATTATAACGTTGGCTAGATGTCTTTGTTGCAGTACGCAATTTTGCACGATCTTCAGCAAACTCACCGAGTTCGCTACGAATAGTGTCATTCAACATCCGGTCCATGGCTTCCACTAACACTGCTTTGTCATTTTGATAACGAGCAGCGTAGTCCTCATGAAGACGGGTCTCCATGCTGCGAATTTTATTTTCAAAAGCCTCCTGGAGTGTGGCTTTGAGTTCATCACCCAATGCTGTGTTCTCCAGGAGATCTTTCAATGTAGTTTCCATTGGACGGTCGCTCCTTTTAAAGTTTCAGATCATCAATCCAGCTTAGCAAGGCGGACTTCAAGTGCTTTTGAGCCTTGGGGTCGTGCCTGACGCTTTGTGCTAGATCCAGAGTCCGATATCCATGTCTGCGATTCATTAGTTGTTCATACACTGGAGTGGGATAAGCATTAGGTGCACTGGGGTTGGCAACAATGTCCACTGTAAGCATATCAAAGTCGCTTACTCGACCTTCGTCATCAACGTTACCACTACCACGGCTGCTAACGCCAAGTTTGCAACCGCATTCCAGCAAAGTTTTTATAATATTACCCACTGGTGTAGGTAGTATTTGCAACTTGCCAATCCCATTATCTCCGTCCATCCACATGTCTGTGATTTTGTGGCTGACACGGTCTAAATGAATCTGTAGTTCTTGAGGATGATCGCATTCGCCTAAAACACTGTTGTTTTTGCGAATTTGTTCTTTTATTTGCTCTACTGCTCGACGTATTTCTGGGGCAGGATAAACTCTGCCATTTTGGTTTCTGCGGGAACCTTCAATGAAGATCCCTTTCATATACATGTGTTTAGTTTGACCATTGCCATCTGTTTCAGTTAAAACTTCAGCAGCGGCTCGTTCATATGTAAGATGTTCAATAAGCAGAGCGCTTGTCATTTTCATCCTCGGACATTCTTTGTCAGAGATATTTAGTAGCCGGGGTCTAAACCATTAAAAAATAGTGTGGTTTTCTGTTGTTTCTTGGGATTTGGTTTATTCAAAAAGGAAAAACGGCTGTGTTACCAGCCGTTTTTCACAAAAACTACAGTAAGTAGTTTATTTTGCAGGAGCGCGAGTTAGTGGGCTCTTTTTGTTGCCTTCAGTGCTTTTGTTAAGGATAGCACCGCTTGCGCCTTCTTTGCTTACATGTCCCATGTGATCAGTAGCCTTTTTGCGACGGTTGTCACCTTGGGTATGCTTTAGTGTTGCACTGCTGGGAGCAGATTCACGATTGTAACCGCTGTGATGACCACCTTTTGTGGGATCAACAGGCTTTGCACCCATGCGTTCTTTTTGACTGGCTGGAACTGGGCTTTTGGCACGAGCACCTACGTCGCTAGCAAACTTACCGCTACCAACTTCACCAGGGGTTTTTTGGCTTTGCATGGGATTTTGATCCACTACGTCAAGGCTCACGGCCTCACTTAGTGCATCCCAATCTTCCTCAACTTCCTCAACCTCTTCTTCTTCACCTTCTTCTTCACCCTCAGGTTGATCCATAATGTCAACTTCTGTTTCGTCGGCTTCTAGATCTTCATCACCTTCAAGGTCTTGTTCGCCGCCTTGGTCTTTAATACGTTCAAACTCAGCTTCTAGTTCTTCTAGAGCTTTGGTCAAAGCATCAATACCCTTTTCCATGCCGCTTAATTCACCGCCATGGTCAGCTGCGCCTTCCATGTCGCCCATGTCTGTCATGTCTTCCATGTCATCTTCAGTTTCGTCTGAAACTTCAGTTTCCATGTCCATCATGTCATCATCTTCTTCGCTCATGACTTCTTCAAACTCAATTTCAGCATCGTCATCAGAAATGTCGTCAGACATTTCTTTAACGTCATGCATGAAGTCTTCGCCTTGGTCGCCACTGCCATGAATTTCCATCATGTCGTCTTCTTCATGTGT